GTCGCTTCCGTCTTGTGTGACATATAGAATATTAGTAACTGTTGCACCAGCACCAAGTCTTACAATATCAGTGCCGATACCTGTGCGTTCTCTGCGAGCATATAACTCTGCATCATAAGTATTAAGTCCAAGTTCCCCCAGAGGTAAATCACTTACCTGTGGTGCCTTTCCGGGAACCGATGACCTTTTAATTCTTATATTTGGATCTGCCATTCAATCCTCGCATTGGTGGTATATACCGCAGAACTCTTATGTAAGAGTCTTTATTATTTATCAAAGTCACGATTGTGACTTTGATTTTATCACCCTAATTTACTTTTCAATTCATCAATTTGATTTTGCTGCTCTTTGATTGCTTCAACTAAAAGTCCAATCAAACCATTATAGTTGAGTGACTTTTTACCTTCAGTTTCTTTTACGAGTTGTGGTAAAACTTTTTCAACTTCTTGTGCAATCACACCCACAGATTCTTCCTGAGTATTTTTCCAATTAAATGTTACACCATTAATTTGAAGAACTTTACTTAATGGATCATCAATCTGCTTAATGTTTTCTTTCAGATTAATATCTGAAGTTGAATTCAAGTCAGTACAAGTGATGATTCCAGCAAAACTTGCATGTCTCCATCTCTTTGAAACTGCTGCACTTCCAATATCATAAGCATCATCAGTATTTGGAAGTATATCTGAATTAACATCGGCATTGAAAATGACGTTATCAGTATCTGAATCTCCAAGATTGATTGTTCCAGCAGCGAATGTTACGGTGCCAATAAAGGTAGAAATACCAGCAACGTATAAATCATTAAATGTGGATAACCCAGAAACGTTTAATTGTTTCGTAAATAAAGTTGGTCCAGTTACAGTTGTAATTCCAGCAAATGTAGAAATACCACTTACAGACAACCCAGCGCCAACATTTAAGTTTCTAGAAATTCCAACTCCACCCGCAACGGTTACAATTCCAGTAACAGTATTTGTAGAATCGGTAGTTCCTAAAACTCTAACAGATCCAAGGAAAGTACTAATTCCAGTAGAGTACAATGTAGCAAAAGCCAGTGAGGCAAATGTTGCACCATTAGCGAAGTCAACGTTACCAATAACTCTTAGTTCATCTAATACAGCACCACCACGAATATCAAGAACTGCTTGTGGAGAACCAGGAGAATTTGGAAGACTTCTTAAAGTACCAAAAGTATTAATTCCAATTCTATCTACAGTTATGTAATTAGAAGAAGCGGATCTACTTACTAAACCAAATCTTCTCCAACTATTTGAGTCAGCACCAACACTAACCCATCCAAGGAATCCACCATCCGTAGGATTGCTATTGAAAGCAATATCACCAGGATTACTTGGAACATAAGTTGGAAGTGAAGATCTTTCTGTTAATAGTCTAGGTTGAGCAATATTTCCTTTAAGACTTATCGTTTCAACTTCCAATCCATCATCGGATGTGACTGTTACTTTATTAGCAAAATTAACAGGTCCTTTAAATTCACTTGTTTGAAGATTTCCAGTTCCACCATCTACTGTGAGAGAATTTCTTACCGCTAAATCATCAAAAGATACCGAAAGACTTGAAACTTCTTTGCCAAGATAATTTTGAACTGCAGCATTAATTGTTTCTTCTTTACCATTTACAGAACTAATTCTTTTATTTCCAAGATAGAAATCACCACTGTCATTCATTCCAGTATAAACGACAGCTCCACCATCAGACTGTTTAGATTGTGCAATTAACTGCTCTTGCTTATTAAGAGTCCTAGTCTGTCTTTGTGGTAATGCTACAGAATAATTACCATGACCAAATCCAACATATTCAAACGTATGATTTGCCGCACGAATTGAAGAAAATCTTCTTAATTCTGTAGGAATTACTCTAATTTTTTTCAGTAATTCTCCAGAAGAATATGATTCTGCTTTTGTTCCTAAGACACCACGTAAAACTGTTGCAACGTTTGTGGAATAATTAAAGTTTCCAGAGATTCTAATAATCTCATTATTGATTTGGAAATAATCTCCTGTGCTGATTCCAGTTAAAGAAGTAAATTTAATAGTCGATGCAGAACCAGTTAAAGTATTCGAAATAGATGTTGTTAATCCAGCATAAAAATTACTGAATCTATTTCCAATTCTTTCAAAGTTTACAAAACTATCATATTCTTGAGAATTTATAGTTGATTTGAGAATGAATACTTCACTGTTTGTTGTAAAGTTAGGGTTAGAAACTCCTGCACCGATACTAAAGGTAAAAGTATTAATACCAATTCTTTCTCTTACAGTAAATACTCCATTATAAACTGTTTGTGCAGCACCAACTAATCTAAATTTGTTTCCAGGAAGAAGAGCGTGAGGAGTTTGTGTTGTAACCGTTACAATTCCAACAGAACTTGAAGCATATCCAACTGTTTGTACACCGACAGATTTACCTGATAATACAAATAGTCCATTATAATTGTTTACTGTAGTATAAATTCCAGGATTTACTGCAGTATTGTTATTATTTGTTATACTATAAGTAACACTCCTGCTGCTACTAATTCCAGTAATTCTGTAAATTCCATTATAATTACTGTTAAAACGATTTGCAGTAGTACCAACACCAACAATTTCAATTACATCACCAATATTATTGTTGATTGTGGTTACTTGTACAATTGCAGTGCTTCCAAATCCAACTCTCATGGTATTTCCTACACCATAAGCAGATCCACCATCAACAATTTCAACAGCAGTTACAGTACCAGCAGCACTTACTTGAATGTTAACTGTCGCTCCTTCACCAGTAATACCAGTTCCTACAAGTGGAACATTATAAATGGTGGTTGAAATTCCAGACCATCCTCCACCACCATTAACAATGGAAAGACTTAATACTCCATTTAAATTATGCTCAATGTTAGTAAATACGGTGGATACTCCACTCGAATTTGAAACTGCAAAAGTAACAGCAAATCCAATTCTATTATCTTGATAATACTTAAGAGTAGATTCTTTTGTTATACTGTTTTGAACATTATCTACAAGAACATTACCAATTGTTTTCTGGTTTGCAAAACTTACTGCTTGTGGGAACTCTGAAACATAATTGTCTTTATCAATTGTTGGATATAGATTTCCAACATTTTGAGAAAACTTTTCACTATTAAAAGTACCATCAGTAGTGTTAGGACTTACACTTCCTAATAAGCAAGTTAAGGTATAAATTCCATCCTTTTCTCCAGGAACATGATCCTGAATTTTATCTATCTCATAGATGGAGTAGGTATTTTTATATTTGTTTCTAGAAACCGTTGGTAAGTTTTGATCTCTTGTAGAAGTATTATTGATGAATGATCCAGGACTTCTCGCAGTAGTTACAGTAAAAGTTTTAGATGATGGAGTTGTAACAATGTTATAAGTTCCATTGTATGCAGAATTAGCCGTTCCTACTACATTGTCATCACTCTTTACATTTTTAATCAATACCGAATCTGAAACATTCAGATTATGCGGTTTCTCAGTCGTAAAGGTAATTACATTAGCATTATAAGTTGCATTTGCGATTACTCTAACATTTCTCTGCTTTCTTACATCACCAACAGTTACAAATTCTAAAGCACTCGAAACTCCAACGGTAGAACTTTCCTGTATCGCATAACTTACTAATGGTTCTTTCGCAAAAGTAAATTCTTTTGGAATTACATATCTAAATCTATAAGTTAAATCTTCAGAAGATCTAATATCTTGATATCTTTCAATAAAAGTTTTTCCAGTCTGCTCTGAAAGAATAGAACTATTATCAATAACACCTCTATAAATGGTATTTTTTGAAGTGCTTGCAGATCCAACCGCATACCAATTAGAGTTTGTAGTATCAAACTGAATTGGGTGTCCTAAATCTCCAGGAACTTTATCAGTTACTCTACTTACAATTTTTAAAATTCCACCTTTAGTATTATAAATTGTTGTTGCTGTTGGAGTTCCTACTGTTGCATCATTAAATGTTCTTGCAAGTTTAATTTGTCTAGAAGATAAAGATCCATCAGCAGTATTAGTGATGACATAATATAATTCATCACTTCCATCTATTCCATCAGGAATATTTCCATCATCAGATAAAACTCTTACAGATTCTCCATTTATAAAGTTGTGAGATTCAGTTAAATCGATTACATTTGCAGCAATTGCATTTGCGCCATTGGTTCTTGCAACAGTAAAAGACTTTTCAGAAGAAGGGCCATCACCATTAGATGGAACAGGCATTAAAATTGGAGAGGAATATAAAGTTTCTCCAATATAAAGATTCAGTTTTTCGTCTAACTTTGAACCAACTCTATATCCAGCAATAATTGATGGAGGTGTAACATCAATATCATCATATCCATTGAGATATAGTCTTTCTGTTCTAGCAGCACCTACTGGATTTGTTGTCAATCCTACATTTAAACTTAACCAAGATATTGCTTTATGTTCTGGATGTGCTTCTTTTGGTGGAATAATGTGAGTAATATATCCAACATCATCCTTTTGGAAAGCTTCTGATTTGAATCCTCTTGATACTAATGATCTAGAACCAAAGTTTGAATTGGAATTTGTAATCGACTGATCACCACCACTTTCAGAAAGGAATTGATTTGCATAACCAATCGCAAAAACAGAAACATCCTGAATGAAAGAATCATTCGATGCTTTTATGTGATAATTTTCATAGGATGGTTTATAAATTGCATTTGGATTTAAGTGAAGTGGTTTTAATGAAGCATCTGTAATTTCATTTTCAGTCTTATATGTTCCTGTAGATCTATCATATAATACAAATGCATTATCATCTCTCTGCAGACCAATACCAGTGAATTGAGCTACAACAACACTCTTAAATCCAGCAACCTTAGATCCATCGGCATGAAGACCATTCATACCAAATGTGGATCTTATCGAACAGTTAAAGATATAAGGAGAAGCACCATTAACTGTATCTGGTTCAATAACAAGAATAGGATTCCCAGAAAGAGAAGGTGCTAGATTAACAGGGACAGATGGTAAGAAATAAGATAATCTGGTCGCACTGCTTATTCCAACAACAGAAAATTGACCATTATATAAATCTGAAGAAATACCAGAAACTCTAAATGAATCATTAACTGCTAAATTATGTGGAGTGCTAGTATCTATTGTTGCAAGATTGCTTATCGCAGTGACACTAGTAATTCCAATATCTGATGAGGTTACAGATCCAACAATTTTAAATTCTTGATTTATAGTTTCATTATCAGTTGTTGATGGATAATCTCCAATTGCTCTACCAGAACTATCTCCATATGCTTTTTGAATTTTAACATAATACATCTCCAAATCAGTTAATGATGAAGTAGTAGATGCTACACTAATCCTACTAACTGGATTTGCACCATCTGCATATTCAAATGCAGTTAATTTATGGTGAGAATAACCTGGAGTATACTTATCTACTCTGTAGTTTTTATATACTGTTCCATTAATATCACCATCAAAGAATGTAAACTGATAGAAATAACAACCACCAGTAACTCTAAAAATAGATGTTCTATTGATGAAACTATTTTCAGGATCTGGAACAAATAGGGGTCGAATCTTCGTTTTGCGAAGATCCATACCAATAATTGAAGTACCACGAGGTAAAATTACACCACCTTCAATTGAATTGTATTTGTAAAGATCATTGTTTTCATTAAAGATGTCAAAGTTAGAAGAATTAGATAATTCCGGTAATGATTCTCCAGTTAATGAAGGATCCGCAGTCGCTGAAACATTTGGATCAATTTTTAAAAATGTAGTTCCTGCATTTGCAACAATAAGTCCAGGTCTATTATCAATATAATGAGTTCCTGGATAAACTAAAATCGTAGTCTTATCGAACTTATCGTTATTCTTTCCAATATTATACGAAAATCTTGCTGCCTCTAAGAGTGCCCTTTGAATTGTTTTAAAGGGTCTGGTTAGAGAATTTCCCTGGTTTTCAACTGAATCTGTTGCGTCAAGATCACTAGGGTTAACGTATAAGATATTTCCGTCAGTGTTCTTGAGAAAATTTTCTAGACGACTTAAAGGCATCGGAATGTTATGTAGTTCTTCTTCT